TCAAACTAACTAAGGATATTTTTCCTTTTGGGGTACATGAAGAAGCAACTATACATGTTGTAGACAATTTTTTAACGCCAGAGTTGCACCGCTTTTGGAATAAACAAATTACTGATAGTAATATGTGGTCAAAAACAAATCAAGTAAGTTCAGATAGTAAAACAGGTTTACCCCAACATAGTTTTTGGGGCGGAACTTTTTTTAATAATATGGGAAACAATGATAGTCGAATGCCCCTAGGACAAGATATGTTAAAGAAAGATACATATTTTGCCCATTACTTTAATAGAAAATGTGAAACTGATTTTGGATTTACGTGGGTAGACTTTGATTATATGGGATTGAATTCTCAAACACAAGGGTTAGACGGAACTTGTCATAATGATTGTCGGCCAGATGCAGAATGGAATTTGTCTATACTTTGGTATACAAACACTTTTTGGAATCCAAAATGGGGTGGAGATTTAAGATTTTATGGAGACCAAGTTGACGGTGGTACTAAAGAAGATATGGATAAACATGAAATAGGAAGGGTTGGATTTAAACCAAATAGGTTACTCCTATTTGACGGAAGAACATCACATGGAGCTGAAGCACCACACCCTTCTGCTAGATATATCGATAGACGGTCAGTTGTTTTGCGTGGAACAGAAATTAGATTGGTATCTTGGGAAGAACAGATAAGAGAAGGAACAGATAAGTCAAGAAGGTTTTACAGAGAAGTTGGAGATAAACTTCAACCATTTAGAGTATAATATGCCTACCATAGAATTTAATACGTATAATAATGAATCATATGAAAATATGTTTAGACCTATCCCTGCAGGGAAAATGTTACCTGATTGGTGGAAAAGGTCTAAGGTTCATGGGGTGCAAAATGGAACACCTACTGTTACGTTAAGAGCATGTCCTGCTATGCACGATTGGTTAGCAACTGGTTATTATATTTGTACGTCACGAGATATTTGGTGTGAATATCATGAAGAAGAAAGTGGGGGGTTTTGGAACACCTATACACCACCAAATGAGGATACTTTTGAGTGGTCAAGTAATGCTTCTCCAACGCATCATAAAGCACAATTAATGGACGATAACTTTTCCTTTATTCAAGGAGACGGTAGTGATAATACACCGCATGACGCATTTAAGTTTAGAGTTTCTTGGATGGTAACTACACCGCCTGGCTATTCTGCTTTTTATCTCGACCCATTTCTATTTCAGAATAAATACTTTAGAACGTGGCAGGGTATTATGGATACAGATATGTTTAATAACAATACTGATAATTCCCAAGTCATAGTGTATCCTTTAGCTAAACATAGTTTTATTATTCCTAAAGATACACCAATAGTTCAAGTGGTTCCTTTCAGGAGAGAAAGTTGGGTTGCTTCGTATGGTCATAAAAGTGATACCGCTTACTTAGAAGAAATGAACTCACACTCAAGTAACTATGGTGATAAAAGAGGAGTTTCAGAATTATGTAGAGTCGAAGGTGACGAAAGAACACCTGATAACCAAATCCCTGGCGGATTTTATAGGAAGTATATGTGGACTAGTAAAAATAAATTATACAAGGACTCACCTGAAATAGAAAACAGTGACCATGCTGTGTTAAAAGAGTGTCCAGTTGACCATGCAACAGGTGAATTGAAAAAAGACTTTAAGGATAGACAAAGAGAGTTAACAGACTTGAATTGGGACGGTTCGGAGTCGAAAAAAATAGATAGAGATTAATTATGTCAGTTAGATTATTGTTTCCTACGTATATGTTTCATAGGAATTTTTTAGACCCAAATCTTGATGAACAACAGGGTTATAATTTAGAATACAACCAAATGTTGGTTGATGAAATGGACGCAATGCGTAAACGTGACCCTAAAGGTAGACAAGTATCTAACGCAATGGCACCTAATCAAAAACATCTAGCAGGGTGGCAATCTAAAGATGGTTGTGAGTCTAGTCCTGTCTTTCAAAAATGTATGAACCGTATCAGTCGTTTCTTCGCAGACGAAGTATTACCTTTCCATGGTATACAACCACAAATGATAGGTATGGAGCCTGGCAATTCATGGGCAAATATAAATGAAAAAGGTTCTTGGAATAGACCACACTTACATAATGGTTGTTGGTATTCGGGAGTTTTGTATATCAAAGCAGACGGTGACGAAGGTAACTTTGAAGCGATAGATAGTTCACCAAAAGTAGTTGCAGAGTTTCCAAATCATCAAAGAGTGAGAACTAGTTTTGCTTTGGCGCCTAGAGTTGGAGATATACATTTGTTTCCTAGTGGTCTTATGCATATGGTTGAACCTAACTATACAGATAAAGAAAGGTATAGCATATCCTTTAACATGAATATGAGAAGTTTGCTCAATTCGGGTAGTGGTGATTTCGGGCAAGACTTTTGCCAAGAGGATTACAACCATGACGAATTTGTATTTAATTTAGACGAAAAAGGCAATCCAATACGTTAATTCCATAAATAACGATATGGAAGAGACACTTTTAGCAATAGACGCCCATATCATATGGAATATAATACTTACCTTTGTGCTAGCGCCTTTGGGATTTCTAGTTCGAGCAGTTCTTGCTGAACAAAAAAGACTTGATATTTTAGTTAATAAAACACGTGAAGAAGTAGCTAAAGATTATGTAACACGTGAACAACTGTCTAAGGAACTTGAACGATTAATGGACACTTTGGATAGAATTGATACTAAAATAGACAGACTACAGAATAAGACATACTTCCAAGAATAATTCTTATAAATAGTAGTAACGAGGAAATACTACTATGGCAGAACCGAATTCAAAAACCGCATTTAAATCATACATCAAGCGTGCTCTTGGTGCGCCAGTGATTGAAATTAATGTCGATGATGACCAGTTAGACGATAGAGTAGATGAAGCGCTTCAATACTTCCGTGAGTACCATTATGACGGTAGTATCAAAACCTATTTAAAACACCAACTTAGTGCTTCAGATATAGCTGCTTTAAAGACAGACGAAACATTTACTGAATCTGCAGCTGGAACTCATGATTATACAGACCAACAATATAAACATCAGAAGAACTATATTATTCTTCCCGAATTTGTTCTTTCTGTTATAAACATATTTCCATTTGCAGACAAACATAATCTCAATATGTTTGATATACGTTATCAGTTACGACTTAATGACATATACGATTTAACAAACACGAGTATTCTATACTACGAACAAGTCCAACAACATATATCAATGTTAGACCAAATGTTGGTTGGACAAACTCCTATCAGATATAACACACATATGAATAGACTTTATCTTGACATGGACGCAGACCAAATTAATGCTGATGAGTATATTATTATCGAGTGTTACAGGAAATTAGACCCAACAGACTTTACAGACATTTACAATGATATGTGGTTAAAAAGATATGCAACTGCATTGGTCAAGTATCAGTGGGGACAAAACTTATCTAAGTTTGGCGGTATTGCATTGCCAGGCGGGGTAACTCTAGAACCTGATAACATTAAATCAGAAGCATTAGAAGAGAAGACAAGATTAGAAGAAGAATCAAGATTGAATTATGAAATGCCTGTGTTAGATATGATGGGGTAAAAAATGCCAACAAACGTATTCTTTAACCATGCTGTACAAAGTGAACAACACCTTTATGAGGATTTGGTTGTTGAATCTTTGCGAATGTATGGACAAGAAACATACTACTTACCAAGAAAGATAGTCGAAGAAGATACTATTCTTGGTGAAGATGTACAGTCCACTTTTGGGGATTCGTATTCAGTAGAAATGTATATTGAAAACACCGAAGGATTTGAAGGTGAAGGCGACCTTATGTCCAAGTTTGGTGTAGAGATACGTGACCAAGCAACCTTTGTTATATCAGTAAGAAGTTGGGAAAGATTTATTCAATTAGATTCAAATCTTGCAACTTCATTTAGACCTAACGAGGGAGATTTAGTTTATCTTCCATTAAGTGGTGGTTTATTTGAAATCAAATTTGTAGAACATGAAATGCCTTTCTATCAGGTGGGTAAACTATTTGTATTTAAACTGCAATGCGAATTGTTTGAATACTCAGGTGAAGATTTTGAAACTGGTACTGATGCAGACTTTGTAGAAAGAGACCAAGCATACAGAGTAGACGTTAGAATGAATGGAACTGGTGCATATGTTAAAGAGGAAAATATCACACTTGGTGGAACAGTTATTGGAGAGGTTGCAAGTTATAGTGAATCTGTAACGCCTAACCAGTTAGAACTTATACATGTAACCGCAACGCTCAAGGTTGGGGATACACTTGTTGGTGCGACATCAGGAACTTCAAGAACTATTGCAAGTATAACAGACTTAATGACAATGTCACAAGACGGATTAGCACAAAACGTAGAATTTGAAGGTAAGGCAGATAACTACCTAGACTTCTCAGAAACAAACCCATTTGGTGAGGTTACATAATGTTTGGAACATGGTTCTATAATGAAACAATTAAAAGAGCGGTTTCAATATTTGGAACACTCTTTAATAATATTGACATTAGAGATGTCAAGACAGACGGAACCGTTTTAAGTATCCGTAAGGTTCCTATTAGTTATGGGCCGAAAGCAAAGTTTCTCGCAAGATTAAACGCAGAGACAAACACTAATGACGGTAGCAGAACTGCTATCTCTTTACCTAGGATAGCATTTGAACTTGCAGGTTTTGAATATGATGTTAATAGACAGAACAACAAACTAATTAGAAATACTAAAACTACACAAGAAGTTGATAAGGTTAATAGAAAGTTTCAGTATGCACCTGCACCATATAATTTATCATTCAACCTTTCCGTTATGGCTAAGTCAATGAATGACGCACTGCAAATAGTAGAACAGATAATTCCATACTTCCAACCCGATTATACAGTAACTATGAAGATGATAGACGAAATGGTTGACTATAGAGACGTTCCTATCATTTTAGAATCAGTAGACTTTGAAGATAACTATGAAGGTGGATTCGATGAAAGACGTGTTATTACTTATAACCTTGCATTTAAAATGCAATTATACTTTTTCGGCCCAGTTTATGAAGGTAAGATTATTAAGAACGTTATTGAAAGAGATTACATAGGTGACGGTAACGCAGCTTTTTCAACTTCTGAAATAACAAGTGCTGGACTAGTTAAAGAAGTCAAACATTACGAACCTGCATTTGTTAATAGAACAAATAATGCTGTAAACAATTCAACTAGTGTAGTATTCACTACAGCACTAGATAGTGATATCAGTGTAGGTGACGAAGTATTCGGAACAAATTTAACAACAAATCCAACGATTTCTTCAATCGCAAATGATAAGTTAAGTATGGTAGTAAGTAATGCTATTACTATAGACGCTAATTCAGTATTGAAGTTTGTTGGTTCAGTAGATGCAAACGATACATTTGTGGTTGCAGAAAATGTCACGTTCTATGACGATGGAACTAATAAAACATACGCAGACAATTTAACAGATGATGCATAAGGTAGATTATGAAAAATGGAAAAACAGTAGACTCGAAGTTGAACGACTTACTCGATATTAACACTTCCCTAAAGAAAGAAACCAAAGCGGTTCCTATGATTAAACCTGAGAGAGCTCAGAACATAGAGACTGACTATAAGTATGCAAGAGAACACCTCTATGACCTCATAGAACGTGGTCAGGACGCAATAGACGGTATCCTAGACCTATCTAAGGAGACAGAACACCCTCGTGCATATGAAGTCGCAGGGCAGTTAATTAAGACTGTAGGCGAGACTGCAGAGAAACTAATAGACCTTCAACAGAAAATGAAGACATTAGAAAAAGATGATAATGTTGCTAAGACACAACACAATCATCTTTATGTTGGGTCAACTAGTGAATTGCAGAAATACTTGAAGAAAAATAAACATGGTACAAGCGAAGAATGAAGGTTATCTAGGCAACACGCAAATTAAACGTGTTGGTGTAGAGACCAAATATACAGAAGAGGAACTAGCAGAATACTTAAAGTGTTCTCAAGACCCTTGTCATTTTATTGAACAGTATACACAGATTATATCTCTAGACGAAGGTATGGTTCCATTTAAACTACGTGGATACCAAGACAAACTAATTCAACATTATGATAGTAATAGATTCAGTGTGGTTCTTGCAAGTAGGCAGAGTGGTAAATCAATTACTTCTTGTGCATACTT